AAAAAATGTACTTGTAGAAGTTAAAGATGGTATCTTAACAGTAGAAGGAAAAGTAGAAGATAAAAATATAGACTATGTACAAAAAGGTCTAGCATTTAGAAAATTCTTTAAACAGTTTGAATTAGCTAAAGATGTAATAGTTGATGAAGCTGAAATGAAAGATGGTCTACTTAAAATTAAATTTGGTTTCAATGAGCCTAAAGAAATTGAAGGCGTTAAAATTGATATCAAGTAATGATACCTTACAACGAATCTGAATGGGAATTTGTTTCCTAATTAAATTTGGGCCACCACATGTGGCCCAAATCACAAGACATTATTTAATGTCTTTAATATCAATATTAAAACTAAAATCAAATTAAATTTACAACCACTTGTTAATAACTTCGCCAAGTGTTTCTGCGGATATCTTAATCTTATTTTTTAAAGCTGCTATTATTAATTCATCAATTGTTTTTTCAGCAACTAAATCTATATAAAGAACATTTTTAGTTTGTCCTATTCTATGCGCTCTATCTTCTGACTGTTGTCTAACTTCTAAATTATAACTATTACTAAAGTAAATTACATAAGATGCTTTAGTTAAAGTTAAACCATAACCACCAGTACTTGGGTTACCTACAAAGAATCTACACTTATCATCTTCTTGAAAACGTCTAACAGCCTCTTGTCTTTGTTCTGGAGTTATTGCTCCATATATACTTACAGTACTATCAGATCCATATGCCTTTTTTAATTTATTAATAATAGATTCTATGTTGTGTACATAATTGGCCCATATAATAAATTTACCATCAGCTTCTTCTATTATTTCTATTAGTTCTTTTAGTTTAGGACAATTTTCAAATACAGTTATTTCTTGGTTATCCATTTTAACAAAGCCATTACATACTTGGTGTAGTCTTAATATCTCTGTTAACTTATTAGTAAAGCTAACTTCTGAATCTTGTAATATAACAAAGGCGGCTTTCTTTAATCTGTTATAAACCTCTTGTTGTTCTTTACCTAAATGTAAACTTCTTCTTTGATATATTTTTTCTGGTAAATCTAAACAATCTTCTTTCTTAACTCTAAATGAAAACGTTTTAAGTTTATTTTCTAGTTCATCTAAATTAGTATAATATTGTGGTATCTCTATTGCTCTACCACCCATGTCTATTAGTCTCATTACTGCATATCTATTTCTAAAAGTAAGGAATGAAGTAAATCCTAATAATGTTTTATCTAAGAAAGCACACTGACTATATAAGTCTAATGGAGATTTGGTTACAGGAGATCCTGTAAGTATTCTTTTATATTTAGCATCTAAACCAAGTTTAATTAAATTTTTAGTTCTTTTAGCGCCTTTATTTTTAATAGTTGTAGATTCATCTATTATCATCATTAATTTATCTTTAGTTGGTTTAATGATTTTTTCTAATGCTTTAACGCCGCTAGGATGACTTAATGCTTCTACATTAATTAAAAAGAAGTTTAATTTCTCGTGTTGATAATCAAATTTATCATGTTCTTTATGTATTGATATTGTATGTTCTACAGAACAATGCGCTGTTATTTCTTTATCCCAGTTACGATAAACAGAATTTGGTGCTATTACAATTACTGTATTTACTTCACTTACTGTAAATAAGTATGCGGCATTATCAATGGCTACTTTAGTTTTACCAGTACCCATTTCCATAAAGTATGCAAAGTTCTTTTCTTTTGCACCTTTCTTTAAAGCTTCTCTTTGATGCTCAAAGGGCTTAGTTTTATATTCAAACTGTTTCGTCATTCGTGTTTCTATACTTAAAAAAAGTATTATTAATATTTTTACATTTTTCGCTTTACATTGTCAAATAAATAAATATAAGCATATCTATAGGAGGTCTTTATGGACTTAGAAGCAGAATCGACCAAGATAAGGGTTGATACAAGTATGGCAAAAGATATAGCCGTAAAATGCAATGAGCTAATAGATCTTCAGAATGAAATAAAAACGATCGAAGAAAAACTAAATAAAGTTAAAGAACAAGAAAAATTTCTTTCTGAACATGCTATCCCTAGCTTAATGCAATCAGCGGGTATATCTATGATAAAACTAGAAGATGGAACTGAAGTAAAAGTCAGTCCCTACTACTATGGTAAAATCTCTGAAGATAAAAAAGAAGCTGCATTCGCTTGGCTTCGTGAGAATAACTTTGGAGATCTAATAAAAAACAATGTATCTTTAGATTTTGGTATGAACCAAGATTCAGAAGCAAATAATCTAGTTGCACAATTAAAGTCAAAAGGATATAATGTTTTCCAATCTACGACAGTACACGCTGGTACTCTAAAAGCTTTCATTAAAGAGCAAATAAATGACGGCAAAGGATTACCAGAAGACTTGTTCGGGATATATACAGCGAATAAAACAAAACTAACCACGAAGGAGTAAACATGGCAAACGCGCAAGTAAAACCTGCTTCAGTAAAAACTGAAGTAGCTGTAAAGAAAGAAGCACCACTACCTAGCATAATGGATCTAGAAGCATCCGCTGGGCAGGGTTCAGAGTATGTCACAGCACGTGACACGAAACTACCAATCTTAAAAATACTATATGCAAGTTCAGAAGTATTAGATGAGGGTAGTGGAAAATATAACGCTAATGCAAAGCAAGGCGATATATACAATGAAACAACAGGAAATTTGTATAAAGGTAAAGACGGAATTATTGTAGTTCCTTGTCTATACATTAATACATTTAATGAATGGAAAGACAGAGGAGACAGTAAAGGTCGTCCAGTTGGTATTCATTTAGATCCTGCTATTATGAGAGACACAAAAAGAGGAGAAGACAATAAAGATAGATTACCAAATGGTAATTATATTGAAGATACTGGTAATCATTTTGTTTACATATTGGATAAAGATTACAATCCAATTGAAACAGCTTTGATTGCTATGAAGTCTACTCAAAAGAAAAAATCTAAGACTTGGAATTCTATGATGCAAAGTAGAAGACTACAAGGGTCTAAAGGTTTCTTTTGTCCTCCATCTTGGGCAACAGCTTACAAATTAATAACAACTAAAGAATCTAATTCTGGAAACAATTGGTTCGGTTGGGTAATTGAATTTAATAAATACCTAAACGATCCTCAGTATGCCAAGTTATTAGAAATGACTAAAGCATTTTATGAAAGTGCTATTAAGTCAGACATCTTTGGTAAAGTTGATTTCGGTAAAGAGGAAACACAACAGATTAAAGGTAATACAGAATCAGTTCCGTTTTAAATTATGTATAAGCAACTAGCGGAACTATTTGCTGGAAACAATACCCAATACATCCAAGCCACTCTAACAGGTGGCAAGGATGAAAGGGGTAAAAGAAAGGCAGATTACCTTACCATTCATAAACCACTAACAGAGGAAATATGGAAAGACCATATTGACGGTAAAGTTGTTATTGGTCTTAAACCAGAAAGAGAAGATAAAGCTATCTGGGGCTGTATAGATATTGATCCAAAGAACTATCAAGATTATTCATCAAAGAAATACGTAGATATAATTACAAATTCAAAACTACCTTTAATTCCAGTATTATCTAAATCTGGTGGATTACATTTATTTTTATTTTTAAAAGATTGGGCTAATGTTGAAGATATTAAAAAAGTATTAAACAAATGGAATACTTTATATTTTTTATCTAATGAAGTATTTCCAATGAACAAAGCTGTTGGTATGCCGTATACTAATGCTGAGTTAACATCTGAATATGCCATAGCAGAAAATGGTATGGGAATTAATCTTCAGTCTTTCATTGCTTTAGCAAATAAAAAGAAAATGAATATTCAAGAATTAAATAATTTTGAAACTCCAACATATGAACCAGAAGCACAATGGGCTAACTATCCTCCTTGCGTACAAAAATTAATACAAGAGAAATGGAGTGGTAGTAATAGAAACAATTTTTTATTTAACGTACTTACACTTGAGACTAAAAAGAATCCTTTAATAACTTTAGAAGATTTAGTTAGAATAGGTAAGAATAGAAACAGAGAAATATTTACTACACCACTAGAAGATAGAGAAGTAGAGAATACAGCAAAGTCTGTTAAAAAAGGTGGATACTTTTATCTTTGCCCAAGTAAACATCCAGAACTAGCTCCTATATGTAATAAAGAATTATGTATGAGCAGATCATTAGGTATACAAGCTGAAATACCTCAGATCATAGATGAATTTAAAAATCCTATGAAGTCATTTGATTTAAAAACAACTTACTATGAATTTGATTATGATAACCAGCATATCGTAATGCAACCAGAAAATATGATTGATGAGAAAGCTTGGAGATTAAAATTAATGAGACATGGAATATTTTGGAAAACATTACCAAAATCTAAAGCTAATCCAAATCCATATGAAGTAATGTTATCAGCATTAATGAAAAGATTTGTAGAGAATGAACATTTTAATTATAATGATATTGTTGAAGATGAAAGATATCAAACATTAAAAGATTTCTTTGAAGATAAAATAGAACAAGATGATTTTGATAAATTAAAAGACGGTTATATCGTATTAGATTCTAAAACAAACATTTGTTATTTTACTAGAGCAACAATAGACAAGTGGCTTAAAGATAAGAAGAGTAAAGTATTTAATTCTACAGTAGATGCATTACGTTTATTAAATTGCACTAGGCTAGAATACCATAAGGGTGTTAAGAATGTTTGGAATACTCTTATGCCAAAGTTTATTAATCACCAATCAATAAAGAAGAGCAACGGAAAAATTAACAATGTAAGTGAAATGGACGATGACTACCACACAGGAAAATTTAGAAATCCAGAAGTTAAAACAAATATACAAAAAGACAGTTAAGATATTTGGGCCACCTGGAACTGGAAAGACATATACTTTAATTGAAAAGGTATTAAAGGGACATATTAAAAGAGGAATTAATCCTAATAATATTGCTTTTATATCTTTTACAAATAAAGCAGTGAATACTGCAAAGGATAGAACTCTTGCAGCATTTCCACAATACACAGAAAAGGATTTTTCTAGATTTAAAACATTGCACAAATATTGTAGAAACTATTTTGAAGAAGAAATATTTGATATTAAAAATTGTTTAATTGATTTTGCACTAGAAGAAAAGTTTATAAAGCATTCCGATAATAGATTAGAAGATGATAACTTTGTTTATAAAGATTGGTCATTAGGTATTTATGATAAATCAAGAAACATGATGAAAGATCCAGTATCTGTTTATAAAATGGAATCTTATAAGAAAGATAACATAGATGTATTTCAAAGAAAGATATCTACTTATGAGCATTATAAACTTAATGGAAGAGAAAGACCTTTAATTGATTTTACAGATATGATTGAAAGAGCTATTAATGAAGTAAATTTTCCTTCATTAGATATTTTAATTTTAGATGAAGCTCAAGATTTTACACCATTACAATGGTCAGTTATTTATAAGATTGTAGATAATGTTAAACGAATTTATTTAGCTGGAGATGATGATCAAGCTATATATAAATGGAATGGGTCAGATCCAAAATATTTTACTACATATTTTCCAGGCCGAAAAGTCGTATTACATAAAACAAGAAGATTTAATCAAGCTATATATGATTTCTCTCAGATAGTTCGTAGAGGAATATTAGATAGTGTGGAGAAAGATTTTGAAACTATTAATAAAGAACATGGTTATGTAAAACGCTATATGAGTTTTATGGAGATACCCTTTAATCAATTAGATGGTACTTGGTATATCTTAGGCAGAGTTACTAAAGTTGTTAATGAATTAAGAATGGGCGCTAAAGCTGCAGGATTATACTTTGAAGACAGTAAAGAAACTAAATCATTTGATCAAAAACAATGGAATGCAATTAAAGCTTGGACTACAATATCAAAAGGTAAATCTATTGATAAGAAGAATGCAGAAAACATGTATAGGTTTATAAGAGAGATTGATAATTCTAATTATAGAGATGAAAAGTTTTGGATAGATCAGCCAGATTTTACTACTTATGATTTTAAACAATTAAAAGAATGGTGTGGTTTATCATTAGATGATGATAACCAAACAAAAGAATGGTGGTGGGTATTAAGAAGAAACTTTAGTTCTAAACAAAAGATTTACTTTATAAGATTATTGAAGCGATATGGGCAAGAACAATTGGACAAGAGACCCCAAATCATTATAGATACTATTCATTCTGTTAAAGGTGGAGAAGCTGATCATGTAATTGTATCAGCTAAAAACGATTACGCCTCTGATTTTAATAGAAAGAATAAGCAAGACAAAATAGACGAACTAAAGGTTTATTACACAGGGTTCACTAGAGCAAAGAAGACATTACATTTGCTTTCAAGTGATAACCAATACAACTATCCTGTTGGTAAAGATTATTTAGTCTACTTACAGGAGAAGAAATGAGTAATAAAGCATTTTTTAAACAAATTGGGGGAGCCCACTATAAAAAGTATGTCGTGCAACCATCTCAGTTCATCAATAAAAACAAAATACTATTTGCAGAGGGTAACGCAATCAAGTATATATGTCGGCACCAAGATAAAGGAAAGAAACAAGATTTGTTAAAAGCAATACATTATATAGAAATGATTATAGAAAGGGACTACAATGACTAGCCTACAACTATCAATGACGTTTAAGAAAAGCATTTGGTCGTGCCCAAGTGAATATAAAGATTTATCAAGCTATCCAGAAATTGCAATCGATTTAGAAACAAGAGACGAGGGAATTACTAAAGGACTAGGAGCTGGTTGGGCAACTAACAATGGAGAAGTAATTGGTTTTGCAGTAGCCGTAGACGGTTGGCAGGGTTATTATCCATTTAATCATTTTGCTGGTGGCAACATGGTTCCTGAACAAGTTCTTAAATATATTAAAACTGTATGTGCATTACCTAATAAAAAGATATTTCATAATGCTCAGTACGATTTAGGTTGGCTACAAGCTATGGGTATGACTGTTAATGGTGTTATTATTGATACCATGATAGCGGCCGCTCTTATAGATGAGAATAGATGGTCTTATTCATTAAATAATATATCTAAAGATTACTTAGGCGAGATTAAAGCTGAGACTGATTTAAATGAAGCGGCTAAAGATCATGGTATTGATCCTAAATCTGAGATGTGGAAATTACCAGCAGAGCATGTTGGTTTCTACGCTGAACAAGATGCACGGCTCACGTACCTATTATGGCAACGATTTAAACATGAAATCGTAACTCAGAATCTAACTACGATATGGGAATTAGAATCTAAAATACTTCCAATATTAATTAAGATGCGCCAAAGAGGTGTTAGAGTTGATGTTGATAAAGCAAGTAGATTAACTATAGAGTTTGCGGCGCAGGAAAAAGTAATACTACATAAAATTAATAAGCTTGTTGGTAAAGATATAGATATTTGGGCTGCAAGACAAATAGGAGAAGCTTTTGATAAATTAAAGATTGAATATCCTAGAACTGAAAATACAGGTGCACCATCTTTTACACAAAACTGGTTGCATAATTCTAAACATCAAATCTCTCAATTGATTGTACAAGCAAGAGAAATTAATAAATTTCATAATACTTTCCTTGCAAATATTTTAAAGTATGAATATAAAGGAAGAGTTCATGCAGAGATTAATCAATTAAGATCAGACCAAGGGGGAACAGTATCTGGTCGTATTTCTATGTCTAACCCAAATCTACAACAACTTCCTGCACGTAATAAAGAATTTGCTAAAAAGATTAGAGGCTTATTCTTACCAGAAGAAGATCATAAGTGGGGTTCATTTGATTACTCACAACAAGAACCTAGAATGGTTGTTCACTATGCGGCTTCCATTGGCGAGGGTTATGAGGGTTCACAAGAACTAGTTAGAGCTTATGAAAATGCTTCGGCAGACTTTCACCAAACAATCGCAGAATTAGTTGGTATAGAAAGATCTCAAGCTAAAACTATTGGACTTGGATTAATGTATGGTATGGGAAAAAATAAACTGGCCAACTCTTTAGGACTATCCAAAGAAGAAGCAGAAATATTAATATCAAAATATAATCGTAAAGTTCCATTTGTAAAACAATTATCTGATAGATGTATGAAAAAAGCAAACGATGAGGGCGTTATTCGTACTAAGAAAGGTAGAAAATGTAGATTTGATATGTGGGAAACTAGAGACTTTGGAATACATACTGCTGAAACATTTGAAAATGCTGTTGCTAAATATGGTAAAGACGGAATTAAACGTGCCTTTACATATAAAGCATTAAATAGATTGATACAAGGATCAGCAGCCGACCAAACTAAACAAGCAATCGTATCTTGTTATGAACAAGGCTATCTTCCTATATTACAAATTCACGATGAATTATGTTTCAATGTAAAAGCTGGCGATGAATTGAAAATAAAAGAAATCATGGAAACGTGTATGGAGTTTAAAGTGCCGAGTGTCGTAGACATAAGCATAGGAGATGACTTTGGACAAGCTAGCTAGATCCAAGCACCACGACTCACGGATCATTGTACATCCGTTTTATCAATTATTTCCAATGAGATTGGAATTATTATGGTTTGATGATGTAAAACAAATACATACTCCTCATAATGATTTTAAACAAACTGTTAGATTCTCTATGGGGCAAGAGGGTTTATTATGCCCTATGGTTGTTGATTGGAACAATGAAATTAGAAACGGTGCTAATAGATTCGCTGTATTAAAAAAAGGAAAGTTAGCTGATGGTAGTTTATTTTATAAAGCTAAAACACCAGAAGAAGTTAATTTTCTAGGTAGATTAAATGTAGAAGTTTGGGAAAGACATATGGCCTATAAAAATATAATGAATTTTGATTTTTTATTTCAAGGCAAAATGAAAAAATACACAGAGAAGTGTCTTCATCTCTTTACAGAGAACGTAATTAAATTAAAACAAACTTAAGAAGCGATATAATTTATATCTTCTTCTTCACTTTTTAATCTAGAAATTTCGTCATGTATTGCTTGAACTCTTAATTGTTTTTTAAGTTCTTTCAATTCAAGTTCTATTCTTAACATGTCGATAGTTTCTTTTCCTTGTTCAAGAAATTGTTGATTCCATTTAGATTCAAGAATCATTTTTCTTGCTAGTAAGGCTTCACTATTTAGAAACATTTAGTTCCTCATATGTTATGAACATCTTTGATGGCGAATACGTGATTTCTTTTGTCATCTTGTATTTACCATCATTGAGTTCTTTTACGAAATTATTCCTAGAATCCTCATCGTTAGACGCCCATACGTCATGACTAATACAATGACCAGCATATCTAACGTGGTATCTATATAACTTCATATGATATCTTATCATATCTTTGCTATCATGGGCAATGATTAAAAAGTGGCTATTTCATTAGCTTTTTAAGCATTGACACGTCCTTACGAACAATATAGCTATTAAGATTCTAAGGAAAATAATATGGATATAACAAAATGGAAAAGTGTCGCTGTTAGAATTAGTGATTATAAAATTCTAAAAGCGCTATGTGATGAAAAATTTAGAAATCCTGCATCAATGATTTCAAAACTTACACATGATTATGTAAAATTTAGAGCAAGTAAAAGTAAAATGACTGTTGATGCTTACTTAAAAAAATTATTAAAAAAATGATTGAATTAATTAAAAGTTTATATTTACATGAATTAATTTTTATTAGTGTGTGTATAGTTATTTTTTTTACACTTTACATTAATGGCCGATAAAAAATTAAATATATTACAACAAGCTAGATTATTTAATATCTATAAAGAAGTATTAAATTATACTCGTCATTTATTAAACAAATATGAAGACGATCAATTAGTTGCTTCTACATTACTTTCACAAGGACTTAGATTATATCGGGGTATATTAGACGATAAAAGTTTTAATGAATTATTAGATACAATAATTAAAGATGCTAAATTAATTAAGCCAATAGAAAAAAATGAAAAATCCATTAACTGATCTACATAAATCATTACAAGTTTGTGCTAAAAGACTTTCTATTGAAGATTACGCATTAGTTTCAGGTACTTTATTTCAATTACATTGTGGATATAGCTTTGGTTATAAGAAACATGACCAACAATTCTTGACAGATATTCACCTTATATGGAAAATTAATCATAAAAAAAAGATTGAAAAACAAGCAAAGATACTAAAATTAAAGGTTATAAGGGGTGGAAAAAATGAAAAATAATGATTACAATAGAATAATGAATGATAGATTTGAGGAATTTGTATTAAGTGGAAAGCAATGGTCTGGACAGCAAATCTCAGAATTGATAGAGGATGTATATGATGACTACAATTATTATCTCAAGACAAGGGAAAGTCCCCAAATAACACTATATTACCGTGACTTACTCGCTTACCTTGTTAAAAATTATGGGCATTGAATTTGCCACTATCTCTCTTAAAACAGATGAATTAGTACCAGAACAAAAACTTTGGCGTGGTGTATTAGTTAACGCTTTAGAAGATACTTTAATTAAACAGTCTGATAGAAAATCAAGTATTTATAAAATAAATGCTCATGAATGGATAATGCTTTCAGATGCTAATTTTGAAGATGTTTGTTATTGGTCTGGCTTTGAGCCAAATAAAGTAAAAGAAAAATACGTAGGCGCTATTGAACGTGGTGATATTTCATTTAATTTAAAACAAATTGCTTGGGCTAAGTATTATAAACAATATATTATATATAAAAAATCAAAAGATACTGAATCTAGAAAATATCATAGAACAAGATTAGAATATTTAAGAAATTGTGTAAAAGATGCAACTACTGCTCTTTTCTCCTGTGTATTTATTACTGCATAGACTTGATCCCATATTCATGAATGCACATAATGCGTTTGAAAGGAGATCTCATGGCTAAGAAAAAAGAAACAATTCAAGATATCCTAGATAGAATCAATGAAGATATTGAGAATATCAGAGAAAAAGTTGAAATCTTAGAATCTGAAGTAGAGTCTGATTTTGACGATGAAGAAGACGAAGAATAAAAAGTAGTATATAATTCGGGGTAGTTAAAGTTCCTAAATTCTAACTACCCCTACTACACGTATACGTGTGCATTGTATGTACAAAGACTATATACATACAAAGATCGTTTAAGGTTTCATACTGCGCCATTCTTGAAACTTCTCATCCCAAGTCTTTTCGTTGCGCAATGCCCAAAAAACTCTAAATCTCTCTAACAAACTAATTCTTTGATACTCGTATCTGTTTTTATTCATATACCAAAAGAAATTACTTGTCCAACGTTTTATTTTCATAATAAAGATATTACAACAAGTACTATGTAAAACATTAATAGTTTTCCTTTAAAACTCATTTGCTTTCCTTTCTGGTTGATTGATACCAATTACGTTTATACTTTTTAAGTTTGTCTATATTCTTCAAGTAGTAGTCCGCTTGGTATCTTTTTAATCTATCTCTATTCTTTTCTACCCATTGTTTATTTGTCATTGTTTTCCCTTTATTGTTATATGTCTTGTCCTGAATCGTCATAGTATCGGTCATAACCCTCTTTCCATTCTTCATTCCAATCGTCTGCATTCTCATATTGTAGGCCAAGTTCTATTGCGGGATTGTCATGATCTGCTAGTGATGTACCAATTTCCCCGTACCACGTGACTGTGATATCCCTAGTGTCATCATCTGATACTTCTTCTGGTGGTATGATCTTAAAGATAACCTCAGTATCGTCTTTATAGCGTTTTAGTTCTTTAATTAGTTCTTTTATTTTCATATTTTACTCCAAGTGTTAAAGTCATCTTCGCCATGATTGCTGTATATGTAATCTTGGTCAAAGCGTTGTTCATTTATTTCTTTTATCTTTTCTAATGTTTCCTCTCTAAACTTCTTATTGTAAGTTTTTCTATCTCTGCATAATTTTGTTATGTACTCTGCAACAAATAACGTTCCTTGTATCTTTATTGTTTTTTCAATATGCAATAATAAGAAATCTACAAATTTATCTACGCCTCTTAAACTTGCTAGATTATTATGTAGTCTTTGTTTTTCTGTTGCCATTATCTTCTTCTCTTTCTCTTAGTTGGTTTTTTAATAGGCTTACCAAAGCAATCCCACTTTTTGTGATATGCTTTTAATAATTTTTTTATGTCTCTTAAGTGTTTGCTTATCATATTTTTACCTTAGCTAATGTTAGTCCCTCTATTCCTACACATTTACCATAATGTTTAATGTAAATAAAAGGAAATCTTTTTTTATTTTTAAGTTGTTTATGTCTTACCAATGGATATTTAAACTTTTTAGTTTTAATATCAAACCTTAACCATACGTATTTATAGTGTCGTGGTGGTTTAGGTGGGTCTAAATAATCTGTTGGTGGTGTCCATGCTTTTATTTTTTTTACTTCCATAATACGATACTCATGATTAATAATATCCAAGCCATTACTATAATAAAAAGCCAAATATTAGGTTCGTGTTTGTTTATGTTCATGTTCTACTCCCGAAT